AAATTTAAAAATGATGGCGTTGATTTACCGAAAGTGTTTTATGAAGCACTAAAAAAAATAAAATAATAATGTATAGAATAGCGATACCTTCTTACAAAAGAGCTAAAACCATAAATGAAAAAACACTTAATTACTTAATAAATATTTGTGAGTTTGATGCTAATAAAATAGATGTTTTTGTTGCTAATAATGATGAGTATGAAGAATATAAATATTTGAAAAATATCGGTGTAAATGTTATTATTGGTATTATAACTATCAAAGAACAAAGATTATTCATAAACAATTATTATAACGAAGGTGATTTTATTGTTCAAATGGATGATGATATAAATTATTTGACTATAAAAAAAGGAAAAAAAACAGAATTATTTACACGTATTAATAAATTAATTAACATTGGTTTTAATGAGTGTTTAAAACACCAAACTAAAATTTTTGGGATAACTCCAACTAATAATCATTTTTTTATGAGTGATAAAATATCAACGAATCTTAAATTTATAAATGGTGGTTTTTTCGGAACAATTATAGATAAAGATAAATTTTTAAATGTTAATATAAATGAAAAAGATGACTATGAAAGAACTATAAGATATTTTTTAAAATTTAAAAAAGTAGTTAGATTAAATATGTTCAGTTTAAATACAACTTATTATAAAGGTGAAGGCGGAATGGTTGATAGTAGAACTATTGAAGAACAAAATAAATCTGCGTTATATTTGTGTAAAAAATACCCGAATTTAATAAAAATAAACCCTCATAGGAAAAGTAAATATTTAGAATTGAAATTAAATTATAGAGCTATATGAAAACAATAAAGCTACAAAAAAGAAAACATAAAATAAAAACTGGTAAAAGATGTGAATACATTGAACCGAATATAAAAGAAGATTGTTTTTTAGAATCTGAAGGTAAGATTATAGGTTTTTATATAACAAAACTAGAAGGAAAAATAAAACAATTAATAGAAATTGCAAATAAAGAGTTTAGAAGTGATAATGTTCCTAAAACTTTATTAGAGAGGTCTGAAGTTCTAACTAAACAAAGAAAATATGGAATATCACGTGCTATGGCTAAAGAAGTTGCGACTGTTCAGATGTCAACAATATTAGGAGGTGTTCCACCAAGAGCACATATGCGTAGACCTTATCCGTCAATATCTCAAGTTCATACTAATAAAAAAGCACAAACATTTATAAAAGCAATGTTACTCGCTTGTCTAGAAAGCGAAAAAATTATAAAAAAATATATGCCGGAACAGTATGAAACACAAAAAAAATTAATTGAAGAAAACTGCCCCAAAGAATTTAGGTTCGGTAACCTTTTCACTAGTAGTATATCAAACTATAATATATCAGCACCATTCCATATAGACAAAGGGAATATGGTTGATTGTGTAAACGTTATAATAACAAAAAGAAAACACAGTAAGGGGGGTAGTTTATACGTTCCTGATTATGACGCTAACTTTGAGCAATGCGATAACAGTATGCTTGTGTATCCGGCTTGGAGAAATATACACGGCGTAACACCAATTATACCATCACAGTCCGGTGGGTATAGAAATAGTTTAATTTTTTATCCATTAAAAGCCTTTAAGCCTTATGTCTAAAAACAACAAAATACAACACACTAAAAAAGCATTAATAGAAGCTTTAGAAAAATCTTTAGGCGTAGTTACAACTGCCTGCAAACAAGTTGGTATAGATAGAACTACATTTTATAGATATTATAAAGAAGACGATAAATTTAAAAAACAAGTAGACGATTTAAGTAACGTTGCTAAAGACTTCGCTGAAAGCCAACTGTTTAAACAGATACAAGATGGTAACCCAACAGCAACAATATTTTACCTCAAAACCAAAGCAAAGGATAGGGGATACGTTGAAAGACAAGAGATACAACACACAGGAGATGTTAAAACTGAAGTTATACAATGGCAACCGGCAAAAAAGAAATAAAATGTAACATACAATTTTATCAATGCCTGAATGCAAAAAAAAGAATTAAAATATTTCAAGGTGGAACAAGGTCAGGAAAAACGTATGCTATCTGTCAATATTTAATACATCTCTTACTTTCTTTAAACGTCCCTAAAACTATAACTATTGCTAGAAAAACATTGCCTGCTATAAGAGCATCTGTTTTTCGTGATTTTATGAGCATATTAGATAACGTTGGTATCCTTAATAACGGCTATCTCAATAAAAGTGAGATGATTTATTATTACAAAAAACATAAAGTTGAATTTATAAGCGTTGATGAACCGCAGAAAATAAGGGGTAGAAAAAGAGATATATTATTTGTTAACGAAGCCAATGAATTAAATTACGAAGATTTTAGGCAATTAATAATGAGAACAACTGGTGAGGTCATATTAGACTTTAACCCCAGCGACCCAATACACTGGATATATGATGAGCTAATGGAAAGAGATGATTCGGAGACATTTATAAGCACTTACAGGGATAATGCTTTTCTTGAAAAAGAAATAGTTGACGAAATAGAAAGGTTAAAAGACAGAGATGAACAATATTGGAAGGTTTATGGTTTAGGCGAAAAGGCTACGTTTGCAGAAGGTATGATTTTTAATAATTGGACTTTCCTTAATTATAAAGATTTTCCGTCAAATGACGATATTTTCTTAGGGTGTGATTTTGGTTATTCCAATGACCCAACCGCAATAGTAGAAATAAGAAAACAAAACGATAAAATCTATCTTAAAGAAATATGTTATCAAAAAGGGATGACTAATCAAGATATAGCTAACTTTTTAAAAGATAAAGGATATACAGATAACGTTGTTTATTGTGATTCTGCAGAACCTAAGTCAATAGAGGAGATAAGGCAGATGGGTATATTAGCCAAAGCAAGCATCAAAGGTCAAGGTAGTATAAGTGCCGGAATATCGTTAATAAAGGAATTTGATATATTTGTAAGTAATTGTTCTAAAAATTTAAAACACGAATATCAATTTTATATTTGGGAAGAATTAAAAGACGGAACAAAAACTAATAAACCTAGAGATAAATTTAATCACTTAATGGATGCTATTAGATATGGAATATACACGAGATACAGTAATAAGACAGAATTTTTCGTGTATTAAAAAAATTATTTATTTTATTTAACTTTACAAAAAAAAATATATGCCTACGTTTTATCAAAGAGTTCAACAAGCCTTTAAAGCATTTAACCAAAACACTAATGCTGATTACAATAGGTTTATATATAATTTTATTGGAAACAGTAATATTCCAAACAATGAAAACGACGATAACTATATAAGAAAAGGTTATCAAAAAAACCCAACGATATATTCAATCATTAATCTTATAACTAAATGTGCTGTTTCAGTCCCATATATTATATATGAGAAAAAAAATCAAAACGCCTTGAAACAATATAAAGCCTTAACTTCCGGTACTGTTGATTCCGATTCATTAATAAAAGCTAATGTTATAAAAAAACACGCTCTAGTTGAAGCGGAACACACAGAACTTCACGATTTATTAGAAAGACCTAATCCGGCACAAAGTTACGCAACTTGGATGACAGAGGTTGTTGCGTTTGGTAAACTCACAGGAAATAGATATATATACGGTATAGGTTCAGAAACTAGAGAAACTAAACGATTTCTTGAACTCTATTCTTTACCTAGCCATTTAATAGAAATTAAAAGTAACGGAATATTTGAGCCAGTCGATAAATATTGTATGACTTACGGAAATAGAGATTACGATTTAGAGGCAGAAGACGTTTTACATATAGCAGATTTTAATCCGGATTATGACGGTTCCGGTTCTCATCTTTATGGACAAAGTCCTTTATTATCAGGACTTAGAACAATGACTACAAATAACGAAGCAGTTGAAACAGCTTTAAAATATTTACAAAATCAAACAGCTAGAGGTATTTTAACAAGTGAAGATGAATCTTTAACAGTTCCTCAAGCACAACAATTAAAGGATGCTTTTAGAAGAAATTATCAAGGTAGCAATAACGCTGGAGATGTTATTATAACGCCTAAAAAACTTTCTTGGACTAATTTTGGATTAAGTGCTGGAGACTTACAATTAATAGAAAGCTATAACGCAAGTATTAAAGATTTATGTAACATATTTAGTGTTCCAGTTCAATTATTGAATAATACAGAATCTTCTACATATAACAATATGAGAGAAGCAAAAAAGGCGTTATATCAAAACGCTATTATTCCAGAACTAGATAAAATTAGAGATGAATTAAATAGGTGGTTAGTTCCAACGTTTGGAGAAAACTTATATTTAGATTTTGATTATTCTTCAATAACTGAGTTACAACAAGAGCAAGATAAATTAGTAGACCAACTTTCTAAGTCATATTGGTTAAGTTCTAACGAAAAAAGGCAGGCAATGGGATATGGTATAGATGAGGATACTAATATTATGAATGATTATTTAGTTCCGGGAAATTTATTGCCTGTAACTGATTTAGATATGTCAGCAGACACTAAAAACTTTTTTGAGGCAGGCTACGAAGAAAAAGAAGAAATTAACGATAAATTAAGAACTTCTTTAAAAAAAAAAGCTGACGAACACAATGAATCAGTAACCTCAAAAACAAAAAAAACTAATGTCAGAACTTTATTTGCCGTTTATAAAAGAGGAATAGGTGCTTATAGAACCAACCCTCAATCAGTTAGACCTTCGGTTTCAAACGAGCAACAATGGGCAATGGCTCGTGTAAATTCTTACATTTATGCTTTAAAAAATGGTAAATTTAAGAGAGGTAAACACGATACAGATTTATTTCCTGAAGGGCATCCTTTAAGTTCAAAAGGTAAAGCATATAATGATGAGGATGAAAGATACAAAGCTATACAAGATGAAATTTATGATACAGTTGAAGAAGCAAGGGAAAGGGCATCTGAGATTGGATGTTCATTAACGCATACACATAATACAGATAATGGTACTGTTTTTATGCCTTGTAGAGATATGGACGAATTGGAAGAAGCATTATCAAAAACAGAAACAAAACAAGAAACTTATGGCGGTTACCCTAAATCAGCTCAAAATAATGCAGAAAAAGCAATTAAGGTAAATAAAAAATACAATAATTCTTGTGCTACGGCAGTCGGTAAACAAAGAGCACAGGATATAGTCGCCAACAGACCATTCAGCTTGTCAGTTTTAAAAAGAGTTTACAGTTATTTATCTAGAGCAGAAGCATACAATACAGGAGTTTATGAAAAAGACGATAAACCAGTATGTGGAACAATCAGTTACAATCTATGGGGTGGAGATTCAATGAAGAATTGGGCAGAAAGTCAACTGAATAAATTAGATGAATAATGCCATTGCCAAAGCCAAAACTAACAGAATCTAGAGATGTTTTTATGAATCGTTGTATGTCAGACGACACAATGAATGAAGAATATCCAAGAAACAATCAGAGGTTTGCAGTATGTAACAATTTATTTAGCAATAAATCACAACAAAAAAAATATTCTTTCAATTATAAAAAGTTTAGAAGGGCTTTTAGCATAGGTTTTAAAAAACTATTTAGGTCTCAAGAAAAAATCAATTTTAAAATAGCGAAAAAATATTATCAAGAAGGGTTTAACAAATCTATAGAAGCTTTCTTAGATAGCAATATTCCTATAAAAGATAATTATGTAGAGTTTTTTAATAAACAAAACACTCAACAAATGTATATTGATATATACGTTGATACCGGTGTTCGTTTTCAAAAGTGGTATATAGGAAATTATAAAAACTTTATAAAAAAACAGATAGAGGTAGAAGATAATGTTGTAGTTTCTTATTTCACAAATTATGCCGTAAACAGTACTGTAACAAAACAAACATCTGTACAGGCTACGGCATTAAAAAATGTTGAAACACTTTTCACTAAAATGTTAGAAGATGAAGACTTCAAGAAAGATAGTTTTGAAGGTAAATCAAGGAGACTACATAAAGAGTTAGATAAAAGAGCATTATGGGAAGCTAGGAGAGTTGTAAAAACTGAAACCACTTTAGCTAGTAATCTAGCAGTGAATAACGGAGCAACAACTTTATTTAAACCGGAAGAACTTATGAAAGACTGGATAATAGGATTTAGTCAAGAGCATAGGGCTGGTCATTTAGCTTTAGATAGGTCTGACCCTATACCATTTAATGATAATTTTGTAAACCCTGAAACCGGTCAAGTGTTACCATTTCCGGGACAAGGGATAGCAAGTGAAGTTATTAATTGCTCTTGTTCTTCAGCACCATTTCCTAAACCCGATGTACTAGAAGAAACTGACAATAGAATCGATTAAAAAAAAATATTAAAAAAATATACTATTTTTGGAAATAAATTACTGGTAATATGATTTTATATAAAGACTTACCGATAGAAGATATCGACGAAAAAGCTGGAATCGTTAAGGGTTACGGCTCAATATTTGGCAATAAAGATAGTGACGATGATATTATAGAGAGAGGAGCCTACACCAAAACAATACAAGAACACGGAAATAGAGTGAGATACCTGTGGCAACACGATATCACTAGACCAATAGGAAAAATGAGAGAATTAGAAGAAGATGAAAAAGGTTTAAGGTTCGTTGCTGAGATACCTAAAACAACTTTTGGTAATGATGTTATTGAATTAATTAAGTTTGGCGTTATAACTGAGAATAGTGTAGGTATTTTACCGATAGTTAAAGATTATAACGAAGAAACTAAAACTAGACACATCAAAGAAGTTAAATTATATGAAATATCAGCAGTAACCTTAGCTTCTAATGACCAAGCTATGATTAACGAAATTAAAAGTTCACAAAAAAAACAAGAAGAACTTGATAAGAAATTCTATGCAGTTAAGACCCTTTTAAAAGAAGGTAAAATTTCTGATGAATTAGGTCTGGCCATAGATTACCAACTTCAATGCATAAAATCTGAAATGAATGCTGAGAAGCCGGATGCGGAATCCACTTTATCAGAAAAGAAGATTAATGATAGTGAAGTTTATAAATATATGTTAAACCTTTTAAATAAAACACAATGAGTGATTTATCAAAAGAAAGCCAAGAGCATCTTAATAAACTAGCTGACTTAATTGATGAAAAAATTGAAAAAGCAAGCAAAGCTTCTAAGGATAACTTAGAAGGAAAAGTTGATGAGGTGGTTAAAGGCGAAGTGAAAAACCTAGTTGAAAAGTTCAACGAAGGTAACGAAGCACTAAACAAGCGTTTAGATGCTGTAGAAGTTGAGAATAAAAAACACAACTTCTCAAACAACAATGTATCTTTCAAAGATGAATTATTAGAGAAAATCTCTAAGTCTGAATCTTTAAAAGGTATGCAGGAAGGTAGATTAAATAATGCCGGTTTTGATATCAAAGCTGACGTTCTTATATCTGCTGATTTCTCTGGTGCAACCTCTGAAAGAGATGCTACTGGAGTTATGAGAGTAGCTGACATCAAGAAGAATCCTTCTCAGGTAACAAATATGAGAGAGATAATTCCTGTTGGTTCAACTGACTCTAACGTAATCAGATATGTTAAAGAATCTGCTTACACAGACAACGCAGGTGAGGTAGCTGAAGGTTCGGCTCCAACTGATTCTGAATTTGAATTAACTGCTGTAGATGCTGTAACTCAAAAAGTTACTGCCGTGATGACTATCTCACAAGAGATGATGATGGATACTCCGGGATTAGCATCTTACTTAAACAGTAGAGTTCCTAACAAAGTTTTAGACGCTGAAAATGATGGTGTTCTTAACGGTAATGGAACTTCTCCTAATTTATTAGGTATTTTTGACGGAACAAGTGGTGGGTCTGCTTTTGATGTTTCTTCTTCAGGTGCTTTTTATCAGTCAATTGATAATGCACAGGAATTAGATGTTATCTACGTAGCACTTAACCAATTAGCGTTAGCGAATTATTCAGCTTCAGGAATCGTTCTTAACCCAACTGACTTCCATAAGATGACATTATTAAAAGATACTACTAATGAGTATCTAAGAGGTAATTCAATCGTTGGTGCAGACGGATTATTAAGAATCAATGGTGTTCCAGTATTCTTGAATAATAAAGTAACATCTGGAAAATTTATTGTTGGAGACTTCAATCAAGGTTCACAGATTTGGCAAAGAGAAGGTCTAAGATTAGACTTCGGATACGAAGATGGAGATAACTTCTCTAAGTATCTAGTTTCAGTTAGAGCAATTGAAAGAATAGCTCATTCAATTTATCTTCCTGATGCATTTGTACAGGGTACATTCTCAACTGCTAAAACTGCAATTGAAACTCCGTAATCGAGATAAATGATTACTAAAGAAAGGGCAACTAAATTAGTTGCTCTTTTTTTTTATCTTTACACCAAAACTTAAATTTTATAATTATGAAAATTAAAATGTTAACCGACGTAAATAAAGAAGGTGTTAGATATACAAAAGGAGAAAGTTATAATATTGATAAATCTGATGCTGATAAATGGGTTTCTAGAGGATATGCTACTAAAGAAGAAAAAGCTAAAAAAGAAACTAAAGAATTAAAAGTTAAAAAAGAAACTAAATAATGGTAACTATACAAATCAACTCAACAACAGGAAGTGAACTGGTTAGCACTTCTGAATTAAAAGATTATGCAAGAATAGAGACTTCTGCTGACGATACTCTTATTGGTATTCTCATAACCTCTGCACGAACTGCCTGTGAGGATTATATTAATAGAGATATTGTAGCAAAAACTAGAAGTTACTTTAGAAGTAATATTCCTGAATCATCTGGAGATTATTTTGGTTTGTATAAAGACAGATATAAAATTGTTATTCCTTACGCTCCAATAGATACTATAACTTCAGTACAGAAACAGAATAGCGATGGAACTTTTTCTGATGTGGGATATGAAAGTTATGGATTAACTGATAAATATATTTTATTAAGTGGTAACCCTAATGATGATATAAAAATTGCTTATTCTACTTCCGGATTAACTGATAGTGCTATAAAATTAGCAATAATGCAATTAGCAACTACATATTACGATAATAGAAGTGATTTTGTTGCTGGAAATATATCTGAACTGCCGACATCAGTAAAAAAGATATTAGACCCTTTTAAATTCATAAGCGACATTTAAAATGAACATAGGAGAATTTAGAGATAGAGTTGCAGTAAAAAGATTAACTAAAACTGCGGATGGATATGGTGGATTTACTTCAACACAATCTACTGTGGCTACTGTATGGGCTAAATTACAATTCACTGATGGAGATATGTCTTTTGTAAACGATAAAAGACAATTAAATAAAGGAATAGACTTAACTATAAGAAAAAATACTGCAACGACTAATATACAAGTCGGAGACGTTTTATATCCTGAAAGAGACAATAACGAATATAGAATAAATACTATTTTAGAAGAAAATTTATACTTTTATAAAATTAAAGGAAATAGAACGGCGTGATAAAGATAGGAAATACATCTTCTCAAGTACAAAAGTTAAAAAGAGAATTGAACGTTAAAGATGATTCTCTCAATAAGAATATTTTAAAAGCTTTACACGGATTTAGTCTAGACTTCAGTAGAAAAGCAAAAAAATATGCTAGTAACAAAAGATTTAGACTTACATCAGCCATTCAGCCGTTATTACCTAAAAAAGAACTTATTGGCGGAGCAGAAGTCACTAAAAACGCATATTATGCACCTTATGTAGAATTTGGAACAAGAAGCCTTACAGACGTTCCTAGGGAGTTTGAAGATATTGCGAGACAATACAAAGGTAAGTCAACTTTTCAAAGTGCAGTTAGTTTCAAAGATTCATTAATAAACTGGTTAAAAACTAAACATAATAAAACGCAAGCTGAAGCTGAAAGAATATATTTCCCTATAATGATGAAAATATTAAAGGTAGGAACAAAGCCACAACCATTTATGTATCCAGCTTTTAAAGAGGCTTTACCAACTCTTAGAAGGCTTATGAAACAAGGAATTAAAAATACAACAAGATGAAAGACCCAGCACAGTATGTAAGGAGAGGTTTATACAACGTTTTAAACGGAAATATTACTTATGATGGTAGTAATGTGCCAATTTACAATACAATCCCTGTAAACGCTACTTATCCGTATATAATCATATATTCAGTAACTACCAATCAGATAGAAGATAATAGAGATAATTACATAGCAGATGTTTCAACTAGATTAGAAGTGGTTACTAGGTTTGCTGACGGAGATGGTGGTCAGCTACAAGCTAACGAAATAATAAATTCTATTTCTCAATTAGTTGTCTTAAAAAGTGGTTTATTAAATCTAAATTCTGATGGGTTTAATGTTTATTCTCAAGTAAACGAAGGAATAACATATCTAACAGAAGATGCTCCTGACCATACTTATTACAGAGGTATTTTATCCTTATCAGTTAAATTAGAACAAAATTAATGAGGTTAGAATTATACAGATATAGTTCGCAAAAAGATAGTACCTTAGGGCTATTATTTTTAGTAAATGATGAAACAAACTACAAAGATTTTCTATGCTTTACTCTCGAAGATGAAAAGAGGGAAACAAAAGTTTATGGAGAAACTCGCATACCTGAAGGCACTTATAAAATTGAATACCGAAAAGAAGGGGGTTATCACAATAAATACTCAAAGCGTTTTCCAGACATTCATCGAGGTATGTTACAGCTTATGGATGTGCCTAATTTTGAGTATATTCTTCTTCATTGCGGTAATACTGATGAGCATACAGATGGGTGCTTACTTGTTGGAAACGTTATATCGCAGAATATTACAAAAGATGGATTTCTAGGACAATCTACAGATTGCTATAAAAGAATTTATCCAATTATATGTGATATACTAGATTCTCAAAAACATCTATCAATTAAAATTATTAATTTTGAAGAAATCTAAATCAGAAAATATGGATGATATAACGAACAAGAAAGTTGCCGTTGATTTAGACGGTGATGGCAAGCACGATATAAAAATTGATATTAAGTTCTTAGGGCTTTTATTTGGTGGTATAATATCACTTACAATGGCTTATACTACATTAAAAGCAGATATTGAGATAGCAAAAACATTACCTGAATATGAAATAAACCAAGATGATACAAGGGTAATTAATCAGAAGATGGATTATATCATTAGAGAACTAGAAAGATTTGAAAAGCAAACCGAAAAGAGATTAGAGAATTTAGAAGAAAAGGTTTATAAAAGATGAAATTAATAAATGATATCAATTTAACTGAAAACGATATAAATAAACAATTAAAATTTAATCAAAAAATATCTGCAGTAAATTCAATATTAGAAATTTACGACCATATGAAAGAATCAGACGGAATTCTAAGATTACAAGTAATGACAGAAATAGAACAGGAATTTATTGGTAATGAAGAAAAAGAAGGACTAATAAAAAAATTAACAAATGAATTGTAATGGTTGTGGAATCTGTGTTTATGATTGTGGCTTTTGTCATTAGTATGTTACTAATTAAAGTATTTATGGGTGATGAATAAAATAATACAAAAACTTTTTGGTGAAA